AACGAGAGTTTTCCAAAATCATAATCGCCATTGTCGGGACCGCTACGGGTATCGTAACGGTCTTTACTTTGGCCGTCGTTTGGAAAACCGGCGACACTTCGCCGCTTGCATATCTTATCCCCGCCATCTTTGCCGAGCTCGCTACCGCGACCGGCTTCTACTACAGTAAGGCGAAAGCCGAAAACCGAATCAAGCTCCGTAAGAAATACGGGCCTGATATATACAATGATTCAAAGGAGGACTAAAACCATGTTAGAAAGCGTACTGCAAAACCTTATCAACATCGGCTGGGCCATGCTTATCTTCCTCTCTGCGTACCTTGCGAACGTCGCCTTTTCGCTCTGGTACAATATCAAGATTCTGCATGGGCCCTTTGACAAGGACAAGCTCATCGCGAGCGGCCTTAAGATTCTGACCTTCGTGGTCGGGCTGACGCTGCTCTGCACGGCAATCACGACTCTGCCCCTGTTCGCAAATCAAGTCGGCTGGGCGATTCCCGAGGAGTATTCTGACCTCTTCGCGGACCTTATTATCATCGGCGCCGTGCTGCTCGTGGCCTGCAAGTACATCAAGGAGGCCTTTACTAAGTTCGTGGCTATCCTGAATACTAAGACAGAAGGAGGTACTGAAAATGAGTAACAGCCCACTCGTAAACTATACGAAAATCTCGCCGAATAAGTCGAGCCCGCGCAACCACAAAATCGATACCGTAACTATCCATTGCGTGGTCGGTCAATGCTCGGTCGAGACACTCGGCAACGTGTTTGCACCTACTTCCCGGCAGGCGTCCAGCAACTACGGTATCGGGTATGACGGCCGTATCGGTATGTACGTCGAGGAGAAAGACCGCTCGTGGTGCTCCTCGAACGCGGCGAACGACAATCGCGCAATCACGATTGAGGTCGCCAGTGACACCAAAGAGCCTTACGCAGTCAATGCAAAGGCCTATGCCGCACTCATCGACATGCTCGTCGATATTTGCAAGCGCAATGGTATCAAGGAACTCAAGTGGAAGGCCGACAAGTCTCTTATCGGTCAGCCGGACAAGCAGAACATGACCGTGCACCGTTGGTTTGCGAATAAGAGCTGCCCCGGTACATACCTCTACGAACGGCACGCCCAGATTGCCTCTGAGGTCAACAAACGCCTTGGGAGTACAAATATCAAGCCTGCGCCTGAAAAGCCGTCTGGGGGCTTGTATCGCGTCCAGACGGGCGCTTTTAAGTCTAAGACAAATGCAGACGCCATGCTGGCTAAGGTCAAGGCGAAAGGCTTCGACACCTATATGGTGAAGGTCGGAGACCTCTACAAGATTCAGGTCGGGGCCTTCAAGGTCAAGGCGAACGCGGAGGCTATGATGAAGAAGCTGCAAGCCGCGGGCTTTTCGGCCTTCATCACTACTGAGGAGGGCGCGGGCAAGTCGGCAGACGAGCTCGCTCGGGAGGTCCTGCAAGGCAAGTGGGGCAACGGCGCGGAGCGTAAAAAGCGGCTTGAGGCCGCTGGGTATGACTACGCCGCCGTACAGAAAAAAGTAAATCAGCTCGTCTAAGAGATAAGGCCGGAGTCGTTCCTTCATGGGACGGCTCCGGCCTTTTACTATTTGCGGTAGAAATGCAACAGAAAGTTCGCAGAATCCCGGCAGTTTTGCGCGCTCCCTTTTCCTACCAAACACAGTAAAATAATAATTGTCAAGGGGAAAACCTTGACAAAGAAAAGAGCCCCCGTTGCTGGAACAACGAGAGCTCAGAAAGGAGGTCAATCATGGACGGCTACCACACCGACTACGGATTCATGGGCTTGGTAAACGGAGAGTACATGCTCTTCGCGACCGACACTGAGTACCTTGAATACGTAACTGACGACTAACCTCGTCCGCTCGAGGGCTTGGCCGGTCACAAGACCGGCTGAGCTCGAGAGTATTCATATATTATATCGCATTCAAGTAAGAAAGTAAACCCTAAGGAGGTAACGATTATGATTTTTACTGTTTACGCAGATAAGGCTGAAGAAGTCAGCAAGCGCCTTGATAAGCTCGCTAAAAAGGCTACTCGCTATAATGTTCCGTTCTCTTACACCGTTTCCGACGAACACCCCGAGACGGTTAACGTCTTCGACGACTTCTCTCACAAAGCCGGCTCCTACAAGGTCGCTGCCGTTGATTTTGATATTGCGTGCGAAGAGCTTATCAAGGCGAACGGCTGGACTGTTCTCGCTAAGGTCGAGCACGGGGACAAGGGAAATGTCGTAAGCTGCTTCGGTAAGCAGAAAGCCCGCTCTGAGTGGTTTACCGCAACTCCTCATTGCGACCATTGCAACACGAATCGCCGGCGCGCCGTTACCTTCTTCATTGAGAACGCCGAGGGCGATACTCGACAGGTCGGACGTGCTTGCCTGCATGACTACACCGGAATCAGCCCGGCGACTGCCGCTCTCTGGGCCGAAGTGAGAGACCTCTTTCCAGAGGACCTTGATTGCTCTATGACTGACTGGAATACTCGCCGGGGCGCGCAAATGTTTGAGGTCCGCCAGATTCTCGCCTGCGCTTATGACGCAATTCAGGAATACGGCTACCGCAAAAGCGACGAGCAGGATAGCACACGGGAAGTTGTTCTTGATAAGCTCCGCGAGCAAGCAGCCGCCTCTGACAAAGCAATGTCACAGGCCGAGCTTATCAATAGCTGGCTGCTTGGCATTGACTTTGGCTCTGCAAGTGACCTTGAGCGTAATTGCTCTGTATTTGCTAAGGGCGAATATGTAACGGCTAAGCAGGTCGGCCAGCTGGCATACATGCCTCTCGCGTATGAGCATTATATGGAGCGTAAAGCCCGGGAAGAACAGAGAGCAAACACGGAAAATACTTCGGCGTATGTTGGAGAAGTGGGTGCTCGTCTGACCCTCAACTTGACTGCTGCAGTGCTTCTCACCTCATGGTATAACGACTTCGGTACCACCTATCTTTATAAGTTCGCTGACGAGGCAGGAAACGTCTTTATCTGGTACGCGTCTCGACCTATTGAGCTTCAAGAGCGTATGACCCTCAAGGCCACAATCAAAGCTCACAACGAACGGAATGGCGTCAAGCAGACTGTTCTCACGCGTTGCAAGGTGGTTGCGTGATTGACTGAACGCGGTAAAACCGCAACGGAAAGTTCACAGAATCCCGGCTGTTTTGCGCGCTCCCGAAATCAGTAAAACGCGGCATAATAAATAATGTCAAGAGGATAAAACAGAATGCGGACAGCACCGCCCAGCTCACGAGCTTCAAGCGGTAAGCGCGCTGCGAAAGGTAACCTCTTGACATTAAAAACAAGGAGGCAACAATATGAAAGTTTACATCGTTCAAGTGATTCCTGAGGCGAGTCTCGGGAAAGTCAGTCAGGAAGGCTACTCAACCTTAGAAAAGGCGCAGGCCTTTGTCGAGAGCCGTTCCGACCGTCCGCAGCAAATCTCGCCGTACCTTTACCGCACGGCAGACTTCGCCGACTACCTCATTTACGAGGTCAATATCGTCTGAGAAAGATTCGCCCGCAAGGGCGTTTCTTTCGGGCCGATTGCTTTAGCACACTACTTTATTAAAGGCGGCAATTCGATGGCAAAAAGAGTCGGAAAGACCGACGACCAACCTTTTGTAAAGCTCTTCCGAGAGCTTACATACCGCTGGACTCCGTGGGAGGTCTGGCAGGACTTCGTTACGATGTACGCTTGCGCTATCTCGAACGCAGTCGACAAGTCTCACTTTGAAAAGCGTGAAGAGCTCTACCTCAAGCGGATTCAGAAGTACAACAAGAAGGAGCAAGAGATTTTTCCTCAGCTCGCTGCGGAAGTGGTCCTTGCTCTCGAGAAGAATCCGGAGCAGGACTTCCTCGGAAGTATCTTTATGGCGCTTAACCTCGGCAATGACTCTGGCGGGCAGTTCTTTACGCCCTACGATGTTTGCCGAATGATGGCAGAAATGACTTGTGACAACGTGCTGCCGACTATCGAGGCGAAAGGCTATATCTCAATTAACGACTGCGCTTGCGGTGCCGGCGCTACTTTGATTGCCGGTGTTCACGCCGCAGCTAAGCGGATAAGCAAGGCGGGTCTGAACTGGCAGAATCATATTCTCGTGACTGCGCAGGACGTTGACTACACCGTAGCTTATATGTGTTATATCCAGCTCTCGCTTCTCGGCGTCGCCGGCTATATCAAAGTGGGTAACTCGCTTACCGAGCCTATGTGCTCGGATGACTCATTGGAGAGCTACTGGTTTACGCCGATGTACTGCTCCGATGTGTGGACTATCAGAAGGCTTCTCAAGGGCGGAACGCTCTTATAAGCAAATATATTTTTCAGGAGGTTTTTATTATGGCAACTATTACAACGAAAGAAACCCGCGCCTTTAACTGGGCAAATCCGGGTACGCTCAAGGTCGGCGATGAAATCGTCGAGACTCTCAAGGACGGCCGCGAGGTTGTGTTCGTCGTCATGGACGACGGCGTTATCGGGCTGAAGAATCTGCTCGGCTACCACCGCATGAATAAGGAGTGGACCAACGAAGGCGGCTGGCTTGCCTGCGATATGCGTCGCTACCTCAACGAGGAAGTTATCGCGCTGCTCCCTGACGCGCTTATCGCAGCTATCAAGCCCCGCAAGTTCGGCGAAGAGGAGGACAAGCTCTGGTTCTTCTCCGAGATGGAGGTCTTCGGTGAACATGACTGGACCGAGAATGACCCTGACCGCGGCTTCCAGTTCGAGTACTTCAAGGACTGCCGCAACCGTATCAAGGTCGACGAAGACGGAGATGCGGGCTGGTGGTGGGAGCGTTCTCCTTTTGGG